GGTGGCGCAGGCGGCAACAACCAAGCCGGTGCCGGTAGCGGTGCGGCGGGCACCGCAGGCGGCGGAGCCGGTGGCGGGGGATCGTCAACCCTCGGTAACTCTGCTGGCGGCGGCGGCGGCGGCGGCTCAAGAGGTGTTGGTGCGGGCACCGCTGGCGCGGGCGGCAGCGGTGGTAGTGGACAAGAGTGGAGCGCATTATACGGATCAGGCGGCGGCGGCGGTGCTGGCGCGTCCGGCAGAAACTCCGGCGAATTTTCTGGCGCTGGCGGTAACGCCGGAGGTTATGGTGGCGGCGCTGGTCCGGCTGGTGTGGCCGCGTTTGCACCGATAGGAACATCAGGCAACGCGACCCAGGGCCTCATCGTCATCGTCATCCCGCAAGCGAGCAACACATACGGCCAGTCCGTCCTAATCTCATCCGCCAGCACGATCACGACTCAGCGCACGGTCGGAGCTCGCCGTACACTAACCCAGGCGATGACGCTGACGGTACAGCGCAGCCTGTCTCGTGCCATCGCCGTCTCTCAGCCGGAGGTCGTCACGCTGCGACGCACGTACGGGCCAAATCCGCTCTTGATCGCGCAGGCCCAACTGGTAACGCTGACCAACGCAATTCGACGAACGGTTGCGGTAGCTACAGGGCAAGCTATTACTATAACGCGTGCTTTGAGTAAGATCGTTCCCAAGATCAATTCCGGGAACACTTTGTCAGCAGGCAAGCAGCTGGCGAGGTCTGCCTCTTTTACGCAAGGGCAGACGGTAACAACAAGACAGAATCTGGGTCATGTCGTTGCTGTAGCGTTAGCACAATTGATCACTATCCCACGGAATATGATCCACAGGATTGCGGTCTCGGTTGCCCAGCTGGTTATAGTCCCGAAAGACATTGTTGTTGCTCGCTCTAGGATCAGTGTAACCCAAAGCGAAACAGTAACGCTGCGCCGGACATCCCTGAAGCTTGTGTTTGTGTCGTTGGTGCAAGTTGTTACCTTACCTACTCGGATGCTCGTGAAGCTAGTAAGTTTCACGCAAGGGCAGTCGGTTGTTATCGCCAACTTCTCAAATCGAATAATAAGGATCACACAAGCGCAAGTAATTATCTTGTCGCGTAACCTTGGGTACATTGTTAATTTTGCGTTGCCTAGTTTGGTTTCGCTGTTTAAGGCGGTAACGCACACTATCCCAGTAATAACGTTACCTATGTCTCAGGTTGTGCTTAAGGTCCCACAGAAGTACTTTGCCGCGTCTATGGCTCTGGTTGCACAAGCTCGTGCTTTCCCGCGCAAACTTGTTAAGGTGTTCCAACCACAAGTTGTTAGGATCAATGCGCCACACCGTAAGATTATTACGGTTGCTCAGACGCAGAGCATTCGTGTTCTACGACGGATGGGTCACGCTTTCAGCTTGCCCCTAGGTCAAACAGTTTCCTTGTTCCGACGTCTCGGAGCCAGAATAACTGTTATACAAACACAGCTTGTAACGTTGCGCCGCAACATGCGCAGAACTATTAAGGTTTTGTTACCTGAACAAGTCCGCGTCGCTCGGAATATGATCCGCACCTTGCTGGTGTACATGAGCGAGACGGTTGTCGTCCGTCGGGGCCTTATACACGCAATAAGCTTTTCTCTGGGGCAGAGTTTAACCTTAGCTGCGCATGCGGTAAAACACTACACAGTCAGTATCGCGGTCAGTTTGGGGCTTGCTGTAACGTTGATTCGTCGGCGCGGTAAAGCTGTAAACATTACGCAAGCACAGTTGGTGAGTTTAGGGTCTTTCAATATCTCTAAGTTCATTGCTGTGCGGCTACCGCTGAGCGTAACACTTAACTTCAACGCACTTGTACGCCGCCTGAGCCCGAGCTTGTTTGCTCTGGGGCTAACCCGCAAACGCACAGTATACGAGGTTCCCCGCGTGGCAAATACCAATATTCTTACTCCTCCGATTGAACCTGTCGTGGAATATGAGAACGTTGAGTTTGATTACGGCCTCGTGCTCGATGCAGGTGTTGTTATTCAGTCAGCACTAGTCACTGCTACAGTATTTGACGGTGATGACCCGAACCCAGAAAACATCATGATTTCGTATCCTGTGGTTGGCATATCTACACGCACAGGACAACCAAACCAAGGCGTCGTTCAGGAGATTGGTAACACAGTGAACCTGAACACTTACCGGCTGCAGTGTGTTGCTATCTGCAGTGACGGGCAACGGAAAGTTCTGTCAGCTTTGATCCAGTCGGTGGTATCATGACCGTAACAGTTGGCACTTTCCGAGAAAGTTATCCTGAGTTTGGGGATATTGCTTATCCCACATCTGCGGTTAACTACTACATCTCCATCGCGGGGCTGCTTCTAAGCAGCAACCGCTTTGGTGTTGGGGCTAATACCGCGTCTAGTCCGCCTACAACCCAGTACGACTACCTGACTGAGTTGTTCGTCGCACACCATCTTACGCTTGAGAAACGTGCGCAAGATGCGTCCAAGGTCGGCGGTGTTCCTGGTGAGGTGCAAGGTCCTGTAGCAAGTAAGTCTGTTGGTCCTTTGAGTGTTAGTTACGATAACTCAGCGGTGGTTCAGTTGGACGCTGGACATTGGAACAACTCAGTGTACGGTATCCGCTTCATTCAATTGGCGCGGTTCTTTGGTTCTGGCCCAGTTCAGATTGGGATTGGTTACGGTCCTGGTGGTCCGAACGGTGCGTGGGCTGGTCCTTACGTTGGTTGGCCGGGGTGGGGTGCCTGATGCCCGAAAATGGGGTTGAAGTTGTTCTTGACCACGTTCAGGAAGTTCTCAAGTCCTTAGAGCTGCTCGTATCTCATTCGGTGTTTGTTGGTATTCCTGATGAGCACGCCGGGCGACGGGAAGGTGAGATCTCGAATGCAGCTCTAGGCTACATCCAGGAATTTGGAAGCCCTGAAGTCAACATACCAGCTCGCCCGTTTCTTCTTCCGGGGGTTAGGGCGGTTCAATCCCAGACCGTAGAAGGCTTCAAGAGGGCCGCTGAGTTCGCTTTAGAAGGTCGAGAGGGAGCTGTTGAGGGAGAGTTGCACCGTATAGGGCTAACGGCTCAGAGCTCTGTCAGGTCGGTCATCCTAGCGGGTATCGCCCCAGAGCTCGCGCCTAGCACAATCAAGGGCCGCATACGGCGGGTGAAGGGCAAGAAGCGTCTTTCAGCTATCAACGCACAGTTGGCTTCAGGAACAGCACTGAGCGCACAGAACGGAGCTGCGGGGGTGTTCACACCCCTCGTAGTAACCGGCGCGCTACTACACTCTATCACTTACGTAATTAAGGGGCCACATGGCGCAGATCGACACGAGTGATATCACGCTGGACCCGTACTTGGCTGGGACGAGCTTCGTGGTGTTGCGGCGCTTGTCTAAGGTGAATGCCTTTGGTGAAGGCGTTCTAACAGTTGCGTCACTCCCAGCAGTAGGCGCGATTTACCCGTCAGGTGATAATTCACTTGCGCGACAAGAAGCTTTCGAAACGCAAGGGAATTCGATCACTGTTGTTACCCGCTTCGCACTGCGTGGTGCTGGTAAGGACGAGCAGGGCAATCTGTTTCAACCAGACATCGTTCTCTGGGAAGGTAACCACTACCAAGTTCGTAGCATCAACGACTACAACCGCTACGGTGTGGGGTTCTACGAGGTAGAGTGCACTTCGATCGATTACCAAGTGTCTGCGGAGACACCTGAATGACCGAGTACCAGAAAACGGTAGAGATCGCTACGGCACAGAAAGTGACTACAGTCCCGCAGCGTATCCTGAACTACGCCAAGCGTGTTATCAGCAGTTTGTTCAGTGGGACACTCACTCCAAATGCTTAGCCCAAATTCGACCACAGGCGGTGGGCTTCAGTCGTCGCCCCTTGAGGGGCTAGACCTGAATAGATTCTTTCAGCAGTGGTTTGTTAGCATCACTGGTTTGGAAGGACAGTACGTCCGCCCTCGGTGGTTGGCTGAACCCAGCAATATCCCAGCAGCTGGTGTGGCGTGGTGTGCTCTTGGTATCACGAGAACCATTGCAGATGTCTACCCTTACATAGAGGGAGGCGATCTGCAGAGACACGAAGACATCAGTATCCTATCGTCGTTTTATGACTTGGGTACGAATGGAATGGCGCAGTACTACGCGGCTCTGTTTCGCGACGGAACTGCTGTTCCTCAGAACTTAGAGATTCTTCAACTCAACGGCATGGGTCTGATTGCCGTTGGTGAGATGACGACTGTTCCCTCCTTACTGAAGGAACGGTGGCTGTACAGGGTGGATGTCCCGGTAAGCATCAGACGTGTGGTGCAACGGAACTACCAAGTGCTTACTGTGGAATCTGCAGATATTGGTCTGAATACAGGCGAGGGCTTCAAGCCCATCATCGTTACTGAAAAATAAGGAGAGCTTCTCAAATGACCGCAGCTGTTGGTCTTCCCATCTCTAACCTCGTTAATGTTTCGGTGAACTTGACACCGAAACCGGCAGTCTTTCCGAACCTGTCTACGTGCCTAGTCATCGGCACGTCTACTGTTATCAATATCACCACGCGTATGCGTGAGTACACGTCTATTGCGCAAGTTGCTGCTGATTTCGGAACGACCGCTCCAGAGTACCTGGCAGCGGTTCTTTGGTTCGAACAGACGCCGCAGCCTCAGAGCTTGCTCATTGGTCGTTGGGCTCAGACGGCTTCGAAGGGCCAGCTCATCGGTGGGCTTGTTCCTGCTGTTGACCAGTTGATCTCGACGTGGCAGGCGATCTCTACAGGTTCTATGCGTGTTTCGATTGGCAACAGTGTTGAGACCTTGTCTGGCCTTGACTTCACGCTGGCGTCTAACTTGAACGGTGTGTGTTCTGTTATCAACTTGCAACTTACGGGCGCTGTTATCTCGTGGGATTCGGTGAATGGTAACTTCATTATCACGTCTAACTCGACGGGTGTTGGTTCTACTGTTTCGTTTGTAAGCCCAACCGGGAGTGGTACTGACGTTAGCGCCATGCTGGCAATGACCGCTGCAACCGGTGCGTTTACCGCTGACGGCGTGGCCGCTGAATCTGCCGTTGACTGCGTGACGATCTTCGACAACAAGTTCTCGAGTCAGTGGTACGGTCTGGTTATGATCGGAACTTCGGATCAAGAGGTCATGAACGTGGCCGCTTTTATCGAGGCTTCTTCTCCTGCGCATTTCTACGGTGTTACTACGCAGGAGGTGGGTGTTCTGAATGCGAACGATACGTCAAATATCGCGTATTCGTTGAAGCAGCTTGGCTACACGCACACTGCTGTACAGTACTCGTCAACGAATGCGTATGCGGTGACTAGCTTGCTGGCGCGCATTTTGACTACGAATTGGTCGGCGAACCTTTCGACGATCACGCTCATGTATAAGCAGGAGCCTGGTATCATTGCTGAGAGCCTGACACAGACGCAGATGAATGCGTTGCTTGGTAACAACGCCAACGTATTCGTCAACTACAACAACTCCACGGCGATCATTCAGCCTGGTATTACGCCTTCGGGCCAGTACATCGACACGGTCATTGGTTGCGACTGGTTACGCGGTGCGATTCAGACTAACGTGTACAACCTGTTGTACGGGACGTCTACCAAGATCCCGCAGACGGACGCAGGCATGCATCAGATCGCGACGCAAGTTGAAGCTGCTTGTGTGTCGGGTGTGAACAACGGTCTTCTGGCTCCTGGCCAGTGGAACAGTCAAGGCGTGGGTCAGATCGCACAAGGTGACTACCTGTCGAAAGGCTATTACGTGTACACACCTCCGCTCAGTTCGCAAGCTCAGTCTGACCGAGCGGCGCGGATGGCTGTACCTATTCAAGTTCTCGCCAAGTTGGCCGGTGCAGTTCAGCAAGCTGAGGTCTTGGTCGCGGTCAATCCCTAATTCAAGAAAACTGTAAGGAACAAAACTCATGGCTAAAAATCTAGGTACTTACAGCTTCCTGAATGTTCAGGGTACGCTGTCTGGTCCGGGGGGTTCATTCCCTATTGGTTCGTCGTCGGGTAACTCGGATGAAGGCATTTCAATTGAAATGCTTGATGAAAAAAACCAGATGACTGTTGGTGCTGACGGTTCTGTGATGCACAGTCTACGTGCCTCTGATGCAGCGCGCATCACCATCCGCTTTCTCAAGACCAGCCCGACCAACGCTCTGTTGTCGGCGCTGTATAATTTCCAGAAGACCAGCGCCATAAATTGGGGGCAGAACATTTTGGTCATCAGTGATGTTATTCGTGGTGACGTCATTGCAACTGCTCAGTGTGCTTTCGCCAAGCAAGCCAACGTGACCTACGCTAAGGACGCGGGCATGATGGATTGGTCTTTCCTCGGCACCGTTGATGAGTTGCTCGGCACCGGTGTCCCTGACGTCAATAACTAAGTACCCGTAACAGGAGTGTAGAAGTGGCTAGTAAACAGGAAACTATTGGAAGTAACTCGTATACCTTCGATAAGATGAATTTGTTCTCAGCGGGTGACGTAGCCCGCATCTGGTCTTACGCCTTGATGATGTTGTCACAGGCTCCGAAGTCTTTGTCGGCTGTGGACTTCGCAAGGTCTTTTCCCACGTTCATTCCCTTCGTTCCAAAAGCTGAGAACGATGCCGCAATGACTGCGTGTTTGGCTACGGTCAAGCGCAGTCTTGGAAACGACAAAGGTTGGGCTGCGCTTGTTAATGACGGCAAGTTGATGTATCAGGATCTCAGTCTTTCTGAGATGTATCAGCTTATCTTTCACGTGCTTGATGTGAACGAGCTCCTACATTTTTTCGGCGACCCCCTCGAACCTTCGAAGGAGGAAGCGGCGAGGGGAGAAGCGTAGACCTCGTAAAGATGTCTGATGATACTGACTGGCTTATGAGACCAGTCATGCGGGGGCTTATTAAGTACGGGGAGCTTCTCGACGGGAGCCTTACTATCCTGGACCTTGCCCGACTGAACGAAGCGATCGACGTGATGGACGAAAATGAGCGGCGACTAAGGGTGGAAGACTAAGTGACAGACGTCATCAAAGAGTTTCTTGTCAAACTTGGTTTTAAGTTAGATGAGGACGGCGTTAAAAAGTTCCAAGCTGGTATTGCCTCTGCAACTAAAGAGGTTACCGGTTTGGGGCTTAAAGCTGCTGGTGCGGCTACAGCGGTCACTGCGGCTGTTACGAAGATTGCCGAACAGTACGAGGAGCTCTACTTTGCTTCAATCCGAACCGGCTCTTCTGCGTCAGCTCTGTCCACGTTTGCTTTCGGCAGTAAGGCTATTGGTATTGAGGCTGGACAAGCAGCCGCTTCTCTCGAGCGACTGAACATTCAGTTGAAGACTAATCCAGCTATGGCTGGTATGGCGAACATGGACGGGATTAAGACTGCGGGTCGAGAGACTAAGGATATCTACAACGACATCATAAAGATGTTCGCTGCGTTTCCTAAAGACCCGATGAACCAAGCCTTCATGTTCGCTAAGGCACAAGGAATCTACGGAATCCCTGCGTCTGAGTTGATTCAACGCATTGCTCTTATCAAGGATGAGGGTGAGGCGGAAGCACAACTCGCTGAAAAGCGAAGAGCAGCGGGCTTTACCCCAGAGAGGATAGCAGAGCTTACCAAGCGGTCCACGGAGTTGATGCACTCACAAAACTTGCTGGCCGCGAGTGTGGGTATGGTCTGGGACCAAGCTGCGTTTAAGTTCATGCCTGTGATAACAGGTGGGACACATCTGCTCGAGGATTTTCTTACAACGGTACTTAAAGTTGGTAAGGGTACTGACGGTTGGTCGTCGGCTCTGCTTTCAGTAGCCACTGCGCTAGGCGCAGTCAAGGTCGCGGCACTGTTGCTACCTTCTGGTCTTGCTGCGCGGCTAGGTATAACTGCCGCAGGTGCGTCAGCTTTTCCCTTAGTCGCCGGTGCGGCGGCGATAGGAACAGCTGCTGCTGGTGCAATTCAGTTGGGTGGGTTGGCTCAGGATAAGTTTGGGAATAACTCAAAGGTTGCTTGGGGGCCGGGAACAGAGTGGGTCCCCGGAATGAGTACCGATGGGGAAATGACCCGTGGGAAGTCTGACGTTGACCTTTGGAAAACAATTAAGAGTTGGTTTTCTGATGAAGCTCCTAGCGGGAAAAGTGCTGCTGCTGGTGGAGCGTTCACATCACAACAGGAAAAAGAAGCGTACATTCGGGCTGAGGCAGCTCGTCGCGGGATAGACCCTAACATAGCAATGGCAGTTTCTCGTAGTGAGGGATTCTCGCATTACAAGAGCACGATCCCAGGAGAGACATCCTACGGTGCTTTTCAGCTACACTACGGCGGTGACCGTTGGGGGCCTAAACCGGGGATGGGTGATGCGTTTACAAAAGACACGGGACTTGATGCGCGTGACCCAAACACAGAGCGACAACAAATTGGGTATGCTCTGGATCAAGCGAAAAAAGGCGGGTGGGGGCCGTGGCATGGCTGGAAGGGTGGTGCGTTCGATGGACTCAACACAAACCTAGTTCCTTCCGGGGGGAGCAACGGTGGTGGTGGAGACACCAACATTACGCAGACAAATAATGTAACGATCAACGGCGCAACTGATCCAGAAAAAACAGGTGCGGTGGTGAAGCGTGAGTTGAGTAGCGCTGCGGCAATGGCTCGCCAAGCTCAGGTAACAGTACGATGAGCCTAATCCCAACTGGCGTAGGACTTATTCAAGCGGGTGCGCAAGGTCTCCTTGAGACGGCGTTCTTTCAGACGCGCAGCATTGGTGGGCTGGTTGCGGACATCACTGTTGAAGAAGTACACAATGATGAGATCCGAATTACAGACCACCCCGTTGAGCGCAATGTAGTAATATCCGATCACGCTTATAAACTTCCAGAGCGCGTGAATATCACGGTAGGGTATTCAAACTCCAGCCCACAGGCTGCAGGAAACCCTAATTATATCAGGGAGATGTACGAGCAGTTTCGTGCGCTTCAGGTTTCGTTTGAGCTGATCTATATTCTTACAGGCAAGCGCCTGTACCAGAATATGCTTATTGAGCGTCTGTCAACGACAACCGACGAGAAGACAGAGAACGCTCTTATTCTTCGACTTGAGTGTCGTGAGATTATTATTGCTGACACACAAGTTACACAGATGGCCCCGGCGCAGGATCAAACTACGCCGCAGAGCACAACAGGTATTCAGAATCAAGGGACGGTAGCTGTCGCACCGCCGACTAATGTTAATCAGACAGCGGCTGACGCTACGTTCCTTAGCTCTGGCGGGTATACCCCCGGAAGTGCTTCCGTTGGCTCGCTAGGCACTCAACAGTTTGATTCTACAAAAACAGTTGAAGTTCCTATAGTTAGCCAAGCTAATGTGTCTGATCCGTTCTCAACACTCGGAGCACAGGTTCCGTGACCCTTCCCCAGAAATTAACCATAACCCTTAACGGGGTAGCGTACACGCTAACGCTCCATTGGTGTACCCCGGCCAACTGCTGGATTATGGACTTGGCAGATCAGAGTGGCACTGCTTTGATTTCAGGAGTACCACTCATCACAGGTCTCCCTCTCCTTGCCCAGTACGGCTACGTCGGGGTTCCTGGCGAAATGTTTGTTCAAACAGATAATAACGCGGATGAAGTTCCAACCTTTAGCAGCTTGGGACTGAACAGTCACTTGTACTTTGTACCGAAGGTAGCATGAGTAATCAGTGGATTCGGCGTGTAGGTCTTACGTTAACATCTGGCAGTAAAGCACTTGATCTTTCTCAGCTTCAGATCAAGTTCAACACTACACAGATGGACGCACAAGGGGGTTCTCTGCCTTCTGCTAGGATTAGAGTGTATAACCTGAATGATTCTACAGTTAAGCAGATTCAGCAAGAGTACACAGACGTCATACTTCAAGCTGGTTACATGAGTGGTGAGTACGGGGCTATCTTCACAGGCACCATTAACA